GGCATCACCGCATTCTTCGACCTACACGCATCGATTGCGTCCCTTAAATCAGGGTTACAATCAAACATGCGCAGGGCTAACTGGTATGGTACCAGGTCACTGGCAGATGACATATCCAAAGTGGCATAATCACCTGTCTTCGAAGAAGACAAAGCAAGTTGACGGTTAACCTCTTGATCACGGAAATTTACGTGACCGCGTGTTAACTCGTGTCCTTCAACCAAATCGTAGATCTGGCTGGATAGCGCGTGCTGCGTGTATTGCATGCAGACAGGCTCTATCGCAATTATCCTGGGCGTTTTCAGTGTTTTGGGAACAGTAACAACCCTTACGGGCTGCTCATCTGTCTCCAAGACGATAGAAACTCTCTCGAACTCCTCACTGTCTCTCGCACCTGCGTTAACAAATGCGGTGTCTAGCAAGGGAAAGTATGGTTCGAGTCTATCGTGCCATCGCTGCATCAAAAACTTAGCGTTTCCGCTAGCCTTTTCAGCAGTGGCCCCAGGACCGTGTTTAGGTTTTGCATCAGTGAGGGTATCAATACCTCCAAAGATGTTAGGCCATATAACACGGCTAACATGAATAAAATAATCCACGTTTTCCGGGTCCAGAGGCTCCTGAAAAACAAGCTCAGAATCGACGAACTTCCGAAGAGCTGCCCGAGTACGTTTGCACGTACAAGGAAGCTCCAGCTTCTTGAAAGTATACGCAATCTGACGTATACCCTCGATGGCTGCAATCGATGGTTCATCCAAAATCCTTCCCGCCTCATCGAACACCAAGCTGAAGAAACCCTGCAGAAATGCAGGGGCCTTCCCTCGTTTCCTAAAAGATCGGAAACGAGTAGAGCTAATGCAACCCTCTGCTAAGGATAAATCAAATTCCTTGCCTAGGGTCGGAAGAGTTATCGTCAAAAATGATAGCCCTTCGTGTTCGACGCGCGATTTAAGAGTTTTAAGATCGCGCAAATCGAGTTGTGAATCTGCGCACTTAGCCACTATATCTCTAAAGATATTCGTGGCTACAGCTAAGAGTCTACTTACGTGGCTTTTCATGGTTCCTCCTTAATACAAGGTGGTTGCCAATCCAGCCCATGACTCTTGTCACCTCCCACACGGAATAACAGTGTGGTACAAACTTTCGCTGTTCAACCGCAGGGGATAAAGCATGTGAGAAGCGCCCTTTCAGACGCTCCTCAGACGATTTTACTCGTCGATGACACGGGCTTGCGAAACATCTTCATGTTTCGACAGCCAGTCTTTAATGGCAAGCTGTAAGAGGTCAAAGACCTCCCAAGCGAGCCTCCAGACGATGTCTTTCATGCTAAACCTCCTGATGACGAAGTAAC